AAGGAGCTTGGCTATGACAAGGGCGTGGTTGCTACGCTTGAGGCTGTGCTTGAGGAGCGTGTGCAGGAGCGTGAGCAGATGCGTGAACTGGTTCAGCTTGTCTCTCAATGCATTGATCAGGTGGAGAAGATGATCAACGTAGGTACGGGCATGCACAGTCGGCTCGATGCAATCAAGCGCACAGGTGAACAGGATGAGTGACGCTCCATACAGTGCAAGCTTTCGAATAGCATCAGGTGAAGATCTTGCGCTCGAATGCTATGATCACACCAAGCTGAGTGCAGTCAACACATGTCCAACATACGGTGTGCTCCGTTACCAAATGAACCTCAGGATGCCTGGAGATGGGCGCTCGATGGCGCTGGAGGCTGGCAGTGCACTACATGAATGCTTTGCCTTCGTTCGCTTGGTCAGCTTGATTGAGCAACTCACTCATGAAGGTAAGCCAAAGGCGTTCGTTGACGCAGTGTGGAGTCATCATGGCATCCGACTATTTGGTAAGGAACGACTAGAAGCCATCAGCCTTGCTGTCGAACAAGCTGATGACGTGATTGATTTATGCAAGCGTGGTTCTATCACTGTGCTAGACTCGGGTGGGTTCCATGATGATCCAAGAGACAGGCGACGCACGCTGTCTAACCTAGAGGAATGTATCTACGCATACATCAATCGTTGGCGCTTCGATCATGTTGTGTGGATGCGTGATCGTGATGACCCAACATCCGATGTAGGTATAGAGATACCATTCGATGTAGTCGTGAATATCCCAACCAAGATGCAGTTTCGTCTCACTGGTAGGATCGACGGCATTCATTATGCCTCTGATGGTAAGCTGGCTATCCATGATAACAAAAGTGCGTCGCGCTTAGGCGAAGCATGGAGTATGGCACAGCAAGTCAGTCATCAGTTCACTGGCTACTGTGTGGCAGCATCCGTGTTCACCAAGGACAGTGTGCGCAATGTAGAAGTGCACGGGCTGGCTGTTCCTCTACCGAAGACCTACGACTTTGGAGGAGTCACACGAGAGGTCATGCGTAGAGAAGACCATCACTTCACGCGCTGGTTGGCATGGTTGGTGCACACCGTAGAGATGACTAGGAAGTATGCAAACGATCCATACAATGCTCCCAAGTTCACACACAGTTGCTCACGCTACTTCCGTCCATGTATCTTCGTACCGTTCTGCGTTGCCGATGATGAGGAACAGAAGCTCATTGTCAGCGAGCTAGTGTTCGATGAATGGACGCCCTTAGATAAGCCACTGCTCGACGGCATTGGTAACGAATGAGGATGCGATGCCAATATATCTCACAGCAGAAGAGAAGCTGTCGCGTGCACGAGCGAACAACATCCTTGTTGATGAGCAAGACATGTGGTTGCTGGAAGAATACACATGGCACATTGCGCACAAAGGATATGCTAGGACGAACGTAGCAGGCGGAACAGCAAGACTACACAATGCAATAATGGGTTGCCCGATTTGGGAAGGTGAGGAGATAGATCACATCAACCGGAACCCAGCAGACAACAGAAGGAGTAACCTGCGGTGGACTTCTCCAACAGGGAACGCACTGAACCGTTCATTCCCACTGAGTAACTCAGGTGCTCGCAACGTTTACCTAATGGGCAGCAAGTATCAAGTGCAGATCAGACGTAGCGGTGTGTTGCATCTGTTGGGTGGGTTCGATACACTCGATGAGGCTGTTGACACACGAGATGCATGGCTCGCTACTAATAGTGGGTGAGGAGTGATGAGCACACAACATGTGGTAGTGAAGCATCGTCATCGAGATGCTGAACAACGCTTGCAACGTGCACTCAAGCGTGGCATCATTGTTGATCCTGAGGATGAGTGGCTGTTGCGTGCATACACGTGGACCATCCACAACGGATATGGGTGCACGTGGTTATCGACTGGCTACAGAATGCAGTGCAGTGTGTATCTACACCACTGCATCGTGGGACAGGCTGCATGGCAATGCGATGAAGTCTGTCACGTGAACAAGAACAGGCTAGACAACAGGAGGTCCAACCTAGTCATCTGCAAGCGTAGTATGTCTAAGCTCAGCAACAGCAACGTGGTGAATGCCAAGCACATCATGTTCGACATGCGTGCCAAGCGTTGGCATGTCAAGATCATGCGCAATGGTGTATACTACAGGTGCATGAACCTGCCGACTGAGATGGCTGCACAACTTGTTAGAGAAGCGTGGGTCGCGTTGTATGCACAACATGGAGATGATACATGGATGAGATTGAGTGGCGAATGGCGTATAACGAAGCGTGCAAGTCTGCCGAACGTATCACGGCACCAGAGACCAAGACCACCAACATGCTGATCTTGCAGTTGGTGCATGCACTGTTCGTGATGATTGATGATCTGCATGAGGAGGATGCAGATGAATGAAGAAGTCAGTCCACTGCGTTCACTTGGTGGCATTCCTGTTACCAGTCCACGTAGCGAGGACACGCGGTTCGCGTTGCTGCTGTGGGGTGACAGTGGTTGTGGCAAGACCAAGCTCGCTTCGACTGCACCCGGTGTGACGCTGTTCATGGTGTTCGATCCTGACGGTGCACTCACGTTGAGTGGCGATCCTAACGTGTTGGTCATGGACCTGAGTGATCGCAATGCAATCACCACGATGGGTGAGTTCCGCAAGGATGATCCATTTGGATTGACCAAGTTCCTCAACGACAACCCTGAGATCAGCACGATCGTGTTGGATAGCATGACCTCGCTTGCATACATGGCATTGCTCGAAGCTGTGAGTAAGAACAGGAACAGCACCATCGAGCAGCCTGGTATACATGGTTACACGTGGCGCAACGCTACACTCACACGCATTGCCAACACGATGATGACCATCACCAAGCGTGCTAAGCGCAACATGATCTTCATCTCACATGAGGGCACGCCCAGTCGTGATGATGACGGTCGCATCTTGTCGATCTCACTGATGCTCAGTGAAGGCAGTGCCAACCAAGTTGGTTCACGCATCAACGAGGTGTGGTGGATGCGTGACCACAACAACGTTCGTAGTATAGCCGTGCGTCCGTGTCATCAGCGCAAGCCAATGAAGACACGGCTATTCGTTGCTGACAAAGCAACTGAGTTCGTGTGGCACTACGATCCAGAGACACAAGTTGGCGAAGGTATCGCTGACTGGTGGGCTGCGTGGCAGGCTAACGGTGGCAAGCGCATTCCGTTGCCGACACGTGTATCAACCACAAGTAGAGGAGGAATGAAAAAGTAGGCCGCGCCTCGGGATAAGGCGCGGCCCCAAGTCGATGTAAGGAACCCACTCCAGATGGAGTGGGCCATACATATAGTGTCAACATTCATGGAGGTCAACCACAATGAGTGGTTCCAATCCCACTGGGCACAGTGGCTCGATCCTCGAATTTAGCGAGGACATTTCCAACGCGAAGGCACCTGAGCCTTTGCCGATTGGTCAGTATACTGGTGAGATCATTGGCGCGCAGTGGCGTGTCAGTGCTACCACTGGTAACACATACGCACAGATCATTGTGCGTGTGCCCGAGTCCAACTATCCTGTCGATCACAAGGATGGTGAGCCGGATGGCACGGTGCTGATGTATAATCGGTTGCCGCATGCCGATACGCCACGCGCTCGGTATGCATGGCGGTTGTTCTGTGAGAAGGTTCGTGTTACGCCTGGACGCAGCATTGACTTGAATGACTTCTTGGGCCGCAACATCATTGTGGATGTGGTCCATCAGGAGTATGAAGGCGAACAGCGCGCGTCCATCGCACGCATTCTGGAGCCGTGATCTACGCATGTGCGGTTGCATCGCGCAGCCGCACATGCTATCTTCTAGTATCAACAACATGAGGAGGCAACTGGTCCATGTCCGATGCACCAGCAAAGAAGAAGCGCACGCGCAGTTCACCGAAGGCACGTCCAGCCTACGTGATCGTGCAAGTGCTTGATGAGAGTGGCGTGGCTATGCCATTCGACAAGAAGCGGATCAAGGTAGTGAGCGTTGAGCGCAACCCTGAGAACGTCATGGCAATTGCGCTCAATGAAGAGGAGCACTCCAACAGTATCGTGCTCAAGGTTACGGTGCCTGCGTCACCCAACACACGACCCACTGCACTCGCAGCCTAGTCTATCTGGAACGGCACCACAGCAATGCGGTGCCGTTTTCACTGACCGACATTCCACATACAAGGAACGCACATGAGCGACACAGACATGAATGAGTTGTTCAACATTCCCAAGCCCATCGAGTGGGATGCTAAGCAAGAGGAGGCGATCGCTGCATGTTGTGACATTGATCGCCGACTGCTTGCCATCACTGGTAAGGCTGGCACTGGCAAGACCATGATGATGCGTGAGGTTGCCAAGCGGTTGAGTGACTGTGGCTACAACGTCCAAGCTAGTGCACCCACAGGCAAAGCAGCTAAGCGCATTCAGGAAGCAACTGGGCTGTATGCCATGACTAATCATCGTATGCTTGGCTATGGCATGCCTATAGAGATGGAGGTTGATGACGACAAGACAGGCAACCGCAAGGTGGTGAAGATCAGCACTGGTCCACGCTACACCAAGCGTTCGCCACTGCCATACGACACCATCCTGTGTGATGAGTATGCAATGGTCAATCAGGAGATCAACCGCAACCTGATTGATGCACTGCGTGGTGGCGCACGCATCTGCATGTTTGGTGACGTGAACCAACTCAAGCCAATCGAGGAGGATCGTAGGCTAGATGAGCAACCGTCGGCATTCCAGAATGCGCTCGCAAAGTTTGGTGGGATCACACTGGATACGATCCATCGACATGACGCAGGCTCTGGAATTGCTCGCAATGGTGCGCTTATCTTGCAAGGAAGGATGCCTGTGCGAAGTGACGACTTCAGCATCAAGCAAACAGATCAACCTGTCGCTGCGTTGCAAGAGTTCATCGAGTTGCAACTCGCTGAAGGACATAGCTACGCTGATACAGACCACCAGATCGTCACGTGCATGAACAAGAGTTGGATTGGCACACAGCGATTGAACCTGATCATCCAAGCGATGTTCTGGGACCGCTCACGTCCATTCATTGACCTGCCACGCTATCGTCCGTTCGGCAGCAAGGATGCACTGCCACCCATCCGTGTGCAGGTTGGCTCGAAGGTGGTCTACACCAGCAACACGTATGACATGGGCGATGAAGTGTCATACGCATTCAACGGTGAGGTTGGCACCGTGATCAACATCAACCATGATGAGGGTAGCGTCGAGATCGACTTCAGTGATCGCAGTGTAATCGTGCCACCACTGATCATACAGGTTCGTGAGAATGGTCAAGTGACTGAAGGTGATCCGCGACGTAACATCGACCATGCATACGTGTTGACAACTCACAAGATGCAGGGTAGTGAGGTGAAGCACGTGTGTTACGTGATCAACAAGTCTACGCTGTGGGGGCAGTCACGGCGCAATTTTTATACAGCTATAACGCGCGCGAGAGAACATTGCACGGTGTTCACCGATATGCAGTCGATGGCTAAGTCTACTAAGTGGGCAGGTTGAGAACAAATCAAGCCCGCGCCTGTAGATACAGGCGTGGGCACGAATGGGGAACAGCACGTGCGAATAGAACTCACACAAGGCTACTCCGCTGAGATAGACTTCTCTGATTGGTGGAAGGTGCAAGGCTATACATGGCGTGCACACATTGTGCCTAAGACAGTCTACGCAGTTACTAGCATAAGGGATCGTGGAAACGTCTACATGCATAGGCTCATCAAGCCATCACCAGAAGGTTTGCAGATAGACCATGAGGATGGAGACGGGCTGAATAACAGATACGTCAATCTACGACACGCAACAAGTAAGCAGAACAGTGCCAACGCATACAGAGCACACAATGCAACAGGCTATATTGGTGTTAGTGCTGCACCATCAGGACGCTGGACGGCACGTGTAAAGAAAGATGGGACACTTCGTGGTCTCGGCACATTCGATACAGCAGAAGAAGCTGCCAGAGTTCGTGATGCTTGGGTGCTGGCAGAGTATGGAGAGTTTGCCATACTGAACTTCCCAGTGGAGGACAAGCCATGATGCAGTCTCCTATCTTGTCGATTGCAGAGATGAACCGTGAACTTGAACATCTTGTGCATGCATCAGGCTTGGACTTTGATTGTGGTTGTGGTGGGCGATTGACCAGCACCATCGCAATCGTGGCAGAGGCACCTGGGGAACGCGAGGTTCAACAGAAGACTCCACTAATCGGAGGATCAGGTCGATACTTATGGGACGTGCTTCGTAAAGACAGGATCACGAGAAACGATGTTTATGTTACAAATGTGGTGAAGCGCAAGCTGGTGTCAGCAGCCGAAGGGATCACACTCGATGAGAAACAAACCAAGCTCACGCTCAGCAAGGATGAGCGAGCGCAGTGGCGTCATATACTATGGGAGGAGTTGTCACGTCTACCTGATCTGCGGTTTGTTGTGGCGCTTGGCTCATATGCTCTCCAAGCACTCGTAGGCTACGACGCAATCACCAAAGTGCGTGGCTCTGTCTACGATGTAGACATTGCCGGTAGGAGAGTAAGGGTGCTAGCCACGTTCAATCCTGCACATGTCATGCGTGAGGCACGCATGGAGATCGTGTTCCGCATGGACTTGAACAAGTTGCAGAAGTTGATCAAGGGCTCGTTCCATGTTCCGCGTATCGAAGCACTCATCAATCCAACCTATCGTGAGGCACTCGATTTCATACGCTATGCCTCTACACTCAGCACTCCGCTTGCCTATGACATTGAAACTATGGCTGGTGAGACAGCATGTGTTGGTTTCGCGCCTACGAATGAGATGGGGATTTGTATTAACTTCCGTTCGCAAGGACAGAACCATTACACTCTTGACCAGGAGCGCGACATCCGACTGGCGCTACAGTCACTCCTTTCTAGCACACGAACGCAGCTTGTGGCACAGAATGGACACTACGATGCAACGTGGTTATGGTTCAAGGATCGTATTCGCGTTCACGCGCATTGGTTCGACACTATGCTCGCACACCATTTTCTATACCCAGGACTGCCACACGATCTTGGTTTTATCACTGCCCAGTATACCGACCATCCCTACTACAAGGACGAAGGCAAGTTGTGGCGAGAGGAAGGAGACATCGACTCCTTCTGGGAATACAACGTCAAGGACTGCTGCATAACGCGCATGTCCGCTGAGCGTATGGAGCAAGAGCTTATCGACAACAAGCTACATGCTACGTTCCACAACCATGTGATGCGACTGCAACCCGAACTCGTGCAGATGACAATCAATGGAGTGCAAGCAGATGAGCGACTCAAGTCACGGTTTGCCGATGACCTCGGAGCAAGCCTCGATACTGCAAGAGAGGTTTGCCAAGTCAAGGCTCGTGTGGCAACTGGCAGGTCAGATTACGAGTTTAATCCCAGAAGCCCTGCTCAACTTAATCAACTCTTCTTTGCAGACTTGCGCTTGGTCGGACGAGGAACGTCAACAGATAAGGAGAATAGGGATCGTATTAGAAGGCATCCACGAACTCCACCGGCAGCTAGAGACCTTATCGCAGCCATTGATCGATACTTACAAGAGGCCAAGTTCGTCAGCACCTACGTTGGTGCAGAACCAGACAGTGACGGTAGATGGCGTTCAGCCTACAAGCAAACAGGAGTAGCGTCTGCACCGGGTCGGTTGTCGAGTAGCCAGACCGCTTGGGGAACTGGGCTGAACATGCAAACAATTCCAACTGCGGCGAAGGGTATGTTCGTAGCCCAACCAGGGTGGATGTTCAGCTACTTCGATCTTGCCCAAGCAGAGTCTCGGATCGTTGCCTACCTTGCCGACATTTTGAAGTGGCAAGAACAGTTCGAACGTGCCAGATTACATCCCGGCACGTATGACTGTCATCGTGCCCTAGCAGCCGAGATGTATAGGATAGGCTATGAGCAAGTTCCGAGAGCAGACCACACTCCTGAGGGAGAGCACACCATTCGGTTTACAGCCAAGCGTTGTAGACACGGGCTGTCCTACCGGATGGCACCGGATAAACTGGCAGCAGTTGCAGGGTTGTCAAGCGTTGAAGCTGAACAAGCATATCGACTTTTCCATGTGGCAAGCCCAGAGGTCCAACTGTGGTGGGATGACCTTGTTGCGCTCGTTAGACGGGACCGGGCAATCACTACTTGTCTTGGAAGAAGATGGCTCCTGCTAGAGCGGTGGGACGATGCTGCGCTTGACAGCATAGTTGCCTTCGAACCACAGAGCATCTGTGGCGATCACTGCTCAAGTGTGATATACAAGTCACACAACGACCCCGACTGGCCACCGTCCGCTCGCATCCTGATGAATGTCCACGACAGCAACGTGGCGATCCACAAGCCAGAGGATGGTGAGCAAGTTCGGGCTATCATGAAGAAGTATGCGGAGCAACCGCTATACATCAACTCCGTGCGCAACCGACTGCGTGGCGCCGTCGCGCTACAATCGTGTATAATACCAGCAGAGTTCAAAGCAAGCGTGCCTGATACCGATGGTGTCCACCGGTTGAGCAGCCTAGAGGATATACAAGCATGAGGAACATACCGCTTACACAAGGCAAGGTCGCCATCGTTGATGATGAAGACTACAATCTCGTTGTGCAACACACGTGGCAGGCACAACGTGACGGTCGCACTTGGTATGCACTGAGTGGACGCAGAGGTAAACCTGTGCTCATCATGCACAGGCTGATCTACTATCCTCCCGATGGCATGCTTGTCGATCACATTGATCGCAACGGCTTGAACAATGTGCGCAGCAATCTGCGATGGGTGACACGTGCACAGAATGCACTGAACACATCACTGTCTGTGCCGAGTTCAGGCTATCGTGGCGTCACGCTACACAAGAACGGCAGGTGGCAGGTGATGATACAGAACAATGGCAAGGCCCGATACATCGGGCTGTTCGATACACCAGAGGAAGGAGCACGGGCCTATGATGCAGCAGCTATGCAACATCATGGAGACTTTGCACTGCTCAACTTCCCACTAGATGAACTTATCTAGCACCTGCTCTCCTAAGCCACGCGACAGAAGCAAATTAGTGCCCCGGATGTAGTCCGTAGGCCGACCTCGACCACTGTCATTGGCAAGCTCAAATCGCTGAACCGCGCCGATCTCATGAAGAATTTCGATCAAGGACAGGAACTCATCATGGTCAACATGGTGCCTGCATTTGAGATAGAGCTTGTGCCGTGGCACAGGGTCCATGCCAGTAGACACCAGCATGCTACGTAGAGCATCGAGTGCCGAGACATACTTCGTCTTGGTCTCAGCGGTCTCGAAGATGTTGCCGCTCTCATCCTTCAGTTGCGTGACCAATTGCACCGCAACGTTGACGTGGCTGCGGTGAACAAGCCATGAACCATCATTGATGCAGAGTAGCGCAGCCACACGCAGCACATGTGCATCCTCACGAGCCTCGAATGATTGCTTGAATGCATCAAGCGCACGCGGCCTATTGTTATACCATCGCGTGTATGCTGTGAGTGCATCAGGATGCATGTGTATGCCACCATGTGTGCGTGCACGGTCACGTATGCCACGCAACCCTGTCACCAATGCATCGGTGTGATCAGGTGCATTCACATCTGGCCACGAGATACTACGCTTAGCTTCATTGGCGATGACGAAGAGGCAGCGGGAGGTGAAGCCTCCTTCCACCACGTTGGGATTGACTGCCTTAAGTAGCCACACTGGAGTGCTGGCAGTAAGGAAGCTGATCCAAACGTTCCGTTGAATGCACTCACCCCGCGCAATAGTTCCTCCGCCACGTCTAAAGGAAGGGCAGTCGTAGAGATCAGTGAGAAGAGTTGGCATTGTCGCGACGTATCGTTCGGTTCCCAAGAACACCGCCAGTTCGGGGATCGTGATACACATCTGCGCACTGCCATGTTCCACACTCCTCTCATGTAGTGTCTTGTCAAGAGCCTCAGGTGTCATCTTGGCATCGAGGATCACCACTTCGTCACGATCACCAAGCATTGGACGCACGAGCTTGTTGGCTGTCCACACACTGGTGGACTTGCGTGCTACGCCACTGTCACCAACGAGCACCACATACATGTTCATGAACACAGGTGCACGTGGGCGATCCACATACGTAGACCGACCACACGCTGCACTGACGCACCACATGGCGCACCACCAGTCGAATGCGTATGCACTCTCTTGGTTCGACATGTGTTGCAGGTAGAGACCGAGGAAGCTACTCGGTGGAACTAAGCGTGCGTAATCCTTCACACCAAGTCCTTCTCCGCAGCTAACCACTGTGGCATGGTCATCGTGCTTGTTGCGTCATCCCATTGGCACTGCGACTTCGGCACCCATACAGCATCAGGTGCCTTATCGTGATCGAACAGCCATGCCTTCTCAGTCTCACCAACTATGTCACCCTTGAAGTCTAGTAGCTTATTGTTGTCCCGCTTGCTGACCATCTATGCACACCTAGTTGAATTGCTCTGGTCCCTTCTGCCAGTCTACATCCTCAATGTGGATAGGTCTACCGACTCGTGTGCTCATCGCGTATTCCATGTCTGCAACCATTGCGTTTATGAGCCTATACTTATCAGCAATTCTACGCTGCTGATCATTCATCCACTCACGTCGCTCAGTCACATCCATACCAGATGCATCGACTGCATGCAATTGCTTCTTCAACTCTGTGATCTCTTTGGTCCTACTGGTCATGCGTGACTTGTAAGCCTCTGCAATATAATAGATACCCTGCATCGTCGGGTCGGTAGGTATCTTCGTCTCGTTGCTCATAGGCACTGGTTGAGCGTAGCGACTACGGCTGGTCTGACCCTCTGCCGTTACATCAGTGCGTGCCCCTGGTATCTTATTGATCGCATACAGCTTACGCTCTGTCTGTTCTACAATTGGAGCCTGTGATCCCAATCTGACTTGATGCTCCCATAGGAAGTTGAATTGTGGATTACGATCCTCCATACCCTGTATCCAGTCGTGCCCACTCATACCAAGTGCAGCAGACCAACTACCCGTCTGCTCAGCATAGCGTGATACGTTCTGCGCACCTTCCCATGATACAGCAGCAAGGCCGAATACAGCCTGAAGCAAGTTACCGAACACTTTGCCTTCTACACTATCCAATGGACCATCAGGCACCTGGTTAGGCAAATTCTGTGGGCGTGTGTTGATTGGTGAGCGATAACTATCTACTAATGCCTTACCGTGGATCTTGCCATTCCAGTCCATATGGCCTGCATACGGCGGTAGATTAGCGAAGTCCACTGCATCCACAGCGCCGTGTATCACTGAGTCCCTACTCGCCATGCTGACATGACTGCCAAGGAAGTCAACGATGCCGTTCCATATGTTCTTGTAAGCATCAGGATCATGTTGCAACGCAGCGATGTTCATCACCTTGGCAACCAACTCAGTCATGAATGCCTTCGGTGCGCGTAGCTCCTGTGCCACTGGTATCATCGTGGGTTGGCGTGGATCGCTGCCTGTAGCGAAGATGAAGTTGGCTGCACGCTGTTGCGTGGACAACTCATTCTCGTAGTAGTCCATGTGTTCATGGCTACGCATGTGCGTCAGCAGTTCGATCAACGCAAGTGAGCCAAGTGCTGTAGCCATTGTCATCGGTGCACCAACTGGACGCTCACCAATCGAGCGGCCTAGTCGTGCTGTGCCCTGTAGACCAATGTTGGCGTATGGCAACACACTCGTGACCTTGCGTAGCAATTCATTGCTACCATGCTGACCAGGGTTGCCAGTCAAGTTGCGCGTCTCATACGTGAGTTGATCACGTGTGAGGTTGGGGTTGTCCCAATTCAGGTTGGCGAAGTAGTCATGTCCTGCATCACTCAAGTGGCCCATCGCCTCTGACACAGCACGGTTCAGGTTCATTGCAATAGGCACAACATGGCCTTTGCCATACGCACCTTCACTGAAGAACAACTTCGGCACGAGGTGCGCTGCGAGCAATGATGCTTGCTTGTTACCGGGTATCTGCAACGATGGTAGATCAGTGGCAACTGGAATGCCCATGCCACCAATGCCCATGCCCGGCTTCTGTGCAGTCTTGGTTGCCTCATACACACGCTGCAACGTGTCCTGCCACGTGTTCACATACGCATCACCATGATGCGCACGCATGTAGTTGTTGATCCAGTTGTCTTGGCCTTGCTCTATGATCCGAGCAGCACGACCGATCCACCGATCACCTACACCACGGAAGTAGCTGTAGCCTACACCAATTGGTGTCGTTGTCACAGTGTCAATGCCACGTGCAATTGGTGACACCACGTTGGCTACGTTAGCAGGCAGGTTGCGTTGTGCAATGCGATCTAGCAATCCACCGTAGCTGCCTTTGGGTGCATTGATGCCCATTGTAGCAGTGGTGTAGCCAACGTTCGCTAGTGGTGCGATGCGTCCACTCACCAGTGAGCCTACACCTGTGGTCATGTATGTATACATGCGACGTGGCAGCGTCAGCAAGCCTGTGCCAACCTCGCGCTTGCGTAGGCTGTTGCCACTCATTGCATTGAACCAATCAGGATGGTCAATGCGTGTGAACGTTGGTCCCGTTGCGTTGCGTATGGTTATGACAGGTTCACGGAACTGTCCACCTGAGTAGAATGATGGCGTGCCCTGTGCAGGTGATGGCACGTCATACATGAACTGTGCAGCACCAGGGAAGTCACGCTGCGTCTTCATATATGAGCTACGCAACCTGCGGTTCAGGTCGTTCAGGTGTATCTGCTGATACAACTCATCAATGTGTTGAGCTAAGTTGTAGATTGCATGTGAGTTCACTTGATCAGTGCCCGTTGCAATCGTCCTGTCACGACGCTGCATTGGGTTCTTTGTCTCACCACCGGGCAGTGCCTCAGGCACATGATGCGGATGCGTTCGTAAGAGGTCGGTCACTTCAGTTGGTGTGAAGAAGCCATGCGCTTGACCAATGCGCACCATGCCAGGACTGGACACTTGGAAGAAGCGATCCATCATGTCCTTGAGTTGTGGATCAGCTTCAGCACGCTGAATGATTGTATCCAGTTGTGCATCATCTTGGTTCTTGAAGTTGTGCCTGATGTCATCAGGTGTCGGTGTCTTGCCTGGATTGTTGCGTCTGAACTCCATCGCATTGTCGAAGCGATTGTCCTTCTCATCCCATGCATGGAGTGCGTCATTGAGCACCTTGTAGCGATCAGGTTCATCAACCTTCACGTCGGCGAAGTCTCGCATCAGCTTGACAGGACTAGGGATGCTGACACCAGACTCAACATCGCGTCCTGTCTCTAGGAAGTTGCCGAGCTTCGTCTTCCACCTGATGTCATCATGCACCACACCGAACGTGTGTGCCAATGCTTCAGAGGTTGTTGGGTCCGCAGACATGCGTATTGCATCTTGCATCTGCGCATTGCTATTCAGCAATTGGTCATTCACGTAGTTGGTGGCACGCCTGAACTTGTTCTGTTCAGGTAGCGGTGGTGGTGTTGGTTGCGTCACTGCTCCCGCTGGTGAAATCTCACTGCCACCACGCAGGATGCGTTCGTTGTTGTAGTCAGCAGCTTGACCTGCATACTCAGGATTGTTGAACCGAGCAGTGCGATCTACATCATTGATCACACGACTAGTGCCGTGGAAGTATTTACCTGCACCAATGGCAATGGCGCCTATTGCAAGTGTGCCAAGTGCCTGTCCCACAGTCATGCCTGTGTAGCCAGTGGCACCGAATGTCGGTGCGGGTGGCGTCTGCATGCCTTGGAACACACCAGTCAGACCAATGTCTGATGCACCATCTGTTGACAGGTTCGGTGACGCAGGTTGTGCTTGCGTAGGACGCAATACACTAGCTAGACCAATGCTGTCTGTTGACTGCGTAGGCTGAGGTTGGTCCTCTGCGAAGATTGCTCCACCTGATGGTGCAGCTTGTGGTGTTGCTGCATGTGCAGTGTCACCCAAGCCTGCAAGTCCAGCGTTAGCAAGCCCGATGCCGGTAGCGATTGGGATGTTGGCACGTAGGCTCTCAGTGGATGGTGCAATGAAACCTGCAATGGTCTTAGCACCACGTGGCACTAAGCTCGTGAGTGCACGTGCTGCACCACCGGGCACAATGGGAACAATGCCACCGAGTGTTGAGCCTACAATGTCGAGTGTGCGATCATTGGGATCGTTTGGATCAGTGCGCTCCAGTGGCGTATGCGCAGCAATGAAGTCCTGCACTCCACTACGTGTCTGCTCAAGATGCTCACCTGCTGCACGCATCCAATCAGGTGCACCACCGAAGTGTGTGCCAAGTCCAGCATTGCTAAGTGTTGCAGCGGCATCGGTCATTGCGCCACCCATGCCAATCAAGCCTTCAGCAAACCCCGCACCCGGTATGTAACCAGCTACACCAGGGAGTTGCCTGTCAGGCATGAGCAGTGCAGGCATCATGGAGCCTGTTGAGTTGAAGAACTTCCTCAGCCCAAGGTTCGTTGCATCACGCTCAGCTTGCTGTTCCTCTTCAGGCTTCTGTAGATAAGGCAGGTTGGTTACAACGGCCATCGTCAATCACTCATTGCGTGTATGCTTTGGTCGCGCCCTGCACGCCTACGACATTGCCCTTCGCATCTCTGATCATCTGCACGCGACCACCGTTCTTCTGTGCTTGCTGCATGATGTCATTGTATGCAGTTGGGTTCTGTGTCCGCACAACACGCTCAACGTGATCCGACACAGCCTTCTGCACGGGATCAGCACCCGGTGATGTTGATTGCACACGTTGTGCTGGTGGTGCACTCGTTAGGTTCGTTTGGTTTGGTGGTGCAGCGGATGTCGTCTTGCCTGGGATGTTAGGCAATTGCACTTGTCCAGGCACACGATTTTCAGCAATCATTCGGTCTCTGAACGCTTGGTATGTCTCGCCCTTGCGTGGCTTCTCAGTTATCACTGCACCAGGGAAGTTAGGATCAGCAGGCATCTGCACGGATGTTTTGTCACCCGCTGCTGTGTTCGCTGCTGATGCTGCGTGTATGTTAGCCTCTTGTATCTTCAGTGGCACACCCTGTGGACCAGCTACACCACCTGTGATCTGTGAAGCCTGTGCACTGTTTGCTGGATAACCAGCATTGACAAGATGCTCTAGTGCACCACCGCCCTTGAGTGCAATGTCAGCATTCTGTAGATTGGTCAGTCCACCTTCGATACTCGGTATGAGTGAACTTATATGCGATGCAATGTTCGGTGACATTGCAGCAGCAACGCTCAGACCACCGCGTGTCTTCACACCTTCAGTTGCAGCAGCAAGCTCCTTCTCATACAACTGTTGTGCCAGTTGTTGCTTGGCATACTCATGCTGTTGGTTCATCATGTAGTCATAGTTGTCTGCCGAGATCGTGTTGCTCAACCGATAGGTGTCGAGCAGGTTCCCAGCCTGTGCTGGGTTGTTGGTCCCTACGATCTGTGCAAGCGTAGACTCGATTGGGAACGGATCAATCCCACCTGGATTGTAAGTTCCATACGTGCCTGATGAAGAAGCTGGCATTGGTTATTCCTCAGAACTGAGGCTGCGTGTATGTCTTGCCTGCGTTGTATGTGTCATAGTAGTTCTGCTCAGCACTGTTGGTCGCGCTCGTGTTAATGCTTGGTGAGATGCGATTGAAGAAGCCACCCGGATCGAATAGACTACCGACCACACTCTGCAAGTTCTTGTCAGTGGCTAGCTTCGAGAGTTGGTTGCCAATCTCAGCACCGGGTTGTGATGGCACAATGCCAGCAGCACTGTATGCACGACCGAATGCATCATTCGCGTTCTTGTTCGCAGCGTTCACGCCTTGTGCTCCATACGCAGGTGCCGTTGACGCACTATACGATCTAGCAGATAGCAGGTCAGCGAGGTTCTTCTGTTGCGCACTCGGTGCAACTGCTGTTGCTTGGAACGCTGGATTGGCAAATGCAGTTGCAGTTGTAGCTGCGTTCTCCAAGCCAGTCCTACGTGACTCATTCACTTGGTCAGTGCCAGTCATACCAGCGATCTGCGCATCCATGAGCGACTTACGCAACTGGTCATTCTGTGTCCTGCCCAACTCACTCATCACTGGTCCTGCATTCACACCAGTGCGTGTGTAGTTGCGCAACGTCTCCTGCGTCATGGGCCTGAACACCTCATTCGCAGCAGTCGTGCCTCTATTCATCAACAGGCTTGTGAGTTGGTCACGTTGCATGGGCCTGAAGTTCGCCAACTCGCGTTGTGCAGTGTCAGCAGCGGGACCAGCACGAGCAGCACGCACAGCAGCTTGTTCATTCGCCAACTCCGCCATGCGTGCTTGCGTTGTATTCTGTCGAATGGTTGCCTGCATTGCAGACGTGTCAGCAGCCTGTGGCAACTCACCAAGTTTACTAACCCACGTGTTGCTACCAGGATCGTATCGCAACGTCGAACCGAAGCTGTCTTGTGACCCAGCAACCGATCGCTGATTGATCATCGCAGACACGAGTTGCTGATACAGATCATTGCGACGTGTATCATCTAGCTGCTGATTGGCAATCTGTTGTTGCCGAGCAGGTCCAGACTGATCACGTGTGGCAGTGCTGTAGATACTAGATGCAGCACTCGCAGTGGCACCAACAGCACCAATGATGGCAGCAGCAGTGAGTGCCATGCTATCCTACCTTCTTTGAATACACGCGGTCCTCTAACACGAAGCCCAACTTCTCGAACAGCGGCTTCGTGTGATACACTTCACGATACGAGTTGTGGATCACATGCACGCCCTTAGCAATCAGCGCAGGCTCCACAGCTTCATAGAGCAGCTTGCCAACGCCCAAACCACGGTAGTCACGTGCAACTGCAAACGTGTCACAGTGTGCAATGATCTGCTTCTTACGCTTGGGGCTATACATCACAGTGTAGAGTGCTGCACACACCATCATGCCTTGGTCTCTACCAACATGCAGGTGCAACATCTTCTCTTCATCGAGCTTCACGTAGACTTGCCAGTTGAAGTCAAGTGGCTCTTCATCAGCGTTCTCAGGTGTGTTGTCCCAATACCGATGCACGAATGCAGCATACTCAGGTCGCACTCGTGAGAAGTCCTCATGTGCGAAGCTGATCACTAGAAGGCTCCTGTGTTACCCAGGCCACGGTTCTTGTTGGTTATGTCATTCGGATCAACGAATGGTGCTGCACCTGCTGGGTTCGCAGCAGTTGGGTTGTTCGCACCTTGCACTGCACCACCTGCATTGATCAACTCAGTGAGGTCAGCGAACTTGGTTCCACCGACTGCGTTGCGCAATGCACCACCGAAGTTGGTCAAGTAGTCATTGGCTTTGCTCTGTGCCTGCGTGCCATACGTGCTCGGGTCGAATGTGTCATTCAGCCCAATGCCAGATGCAGTCGAACGCGCACCACTGATTAGATCATTGATCCCACCACGATCAGTGGTGATCAATCCACTGCCTAAGCTCGACACTGTATCACGTGCAGCACTGCGCTTCTGTGCCAACGTGCTGAGTGCTGCGTTGTAGCCAACATCGGTCAGCGTGCCACGCTTCTGTGCATTCTGCAACTGCGAACTGAGTGGATCGAACTGCTCACTTAGGATCGTGTCGATGTATGGATCATCTGTCGTGTCTGGGATCAACGAGTTGGCGTAGTTGGGCGTGAACAGGCTATTGAGTGAACTCGTAGCCTGTGACCGCTTGCCACTGGTCAAGTTGCCCAGCAACGTGTCACCAAACGATGCAGGATATGCAGCCGCAGGGTTCGGGTCCAAGTCCTGAATAGTGTTCTGTTGTCGTGTCAGTGCAGGCACGATGTCGCTCTGCATGTATGTGTTAGGATCAACACCTTGCAGTTGGAACGCTCGTGTTACAGCGCCCAGTGCATCATTGTATGCAGTGCCCTTGCGTGTTTGGAACGCAGCTTCATCAGCAGCACTCGTGTCAGTCGCAGTTTGCTTATCGGTAGCAGTCGTTGCCTTCTCTTGCGCCTGACGCTGTGTGATCTCATCGTTCAACTCCTGTGGTGAGTAGAACACCTGACCGTTGACAGGATCAACATACGATGGTGCAACCGTTGGTGCCGATGAGCCACCACCTCCACCTTTACCACCACCACCACGCACACCAACGAATGCGAGGTGTGCAATCTGTCCACCTTCAGTCCACATCACACTTTCCTCGCATACTTGTAGATGGTCCCAAACCTTGTGAAGCCCATGTGCTTGTAGATTGCATCCACAGCAAGACTGTTAATTGCTGCAATGTCACCAGTCTGCACCAACACTGCACTGCGCACGTCCAAGCACCAACTGATGAAGCCACGCATGAGCACAACGGCAATCTTGGTTCGCCCCGGTGTCCCCTCTCGCACATACCATGCATCTTCTACACCCATGAGTGCGCGTGAGAAGAAGAACTGCGTGACATGTCCACCGACAAAGCCGCAATACGCTCCTGTCTCATCCACAGCCACACGGATGTAGTAGTCAGGATCACGACACGATGCCCATGTCGAAGCGAATGCAACTTCCCACTCGAACGCTGGTCCTGTCTGGCCGAATGAACCAAGTGCAACCAACTCCTTACCCAAGTTGACGCAGTGTGCGATGTTGTGCTCATCTACAGCTTCGATCCGCACCCTACCGCCTGATCCCACCATGCACGTATGCAATCGAGATGCTGACAAACCGCAACTTGCGTTTGGTCGTGCCACTGAACCTGAGCTTGATCAGCTTGAACTTCGTAGTCCATGCGAACAGTCGCTCATCACTGCTACGACGACCACCACCGAATGGTGCATCACCGAATGGCACGTTGCCGTAACCCCCAACGTTGCCACCCATGAATGTCATCTCTAGCATTGGCTCATCAGCACCGTGATAGTTCACGATGTTGTCCACATACGCACGGCATGTGAACTCAGCATCGCCTGTCGTGTCCAACGCGATGTAGCGTGTCTGCTTGATGTCCATGCGCTTACGCATGTCAGCCCATGGCAGTTCCCACTCGAACGCTATAGGTTCGCCACTGCCGCTGTTCACGGCTGGATCGTTCAACCGATCAGCACCAACGCTCGTGTTATCGAAGTCATACGAGTAGAGCTTGTTGCCTCTAGCGAATATCACATTCTGCAACGCAGTGCGACATGCAGCTTGCCACACCCAACCACGCAATCGTGCCCATGCACTCACCTTGAGCGCAGGTATGTTGCTGAAGCTGAATGCGATGGTCTCAGTGATCACACCCGCAGTGAACACTGGTATGAACAGGATGTAGCGGAAGTTCCTCAAGTCATAGACTGCGAACACGTAGCGACTGACCTGTGCCTGCGTGAGTTGCTGTGACAACTTGGTGATCAGCGGGTCGATCAGGTGGCTAGCACGCACTGGGCGTAGCGTGTTGAATACGTTCACGCGCGTGATGCTGTTCACACCCACGTTGTCACAGTAGAACACGTCATCGCCAACGCTACTCAGCGAGCGGTGCGTGAGGCAACCGAACTCTTCAATGAAGCCGTCATCCGTTGGCGTGTGGATCGCAGGTGATCCAGTGAACACACCAAGGTTGACAGGCAGCACACCACGCTCGAACGTGACTAGCAACTTGTCACGATATGCTACTAGCCCAGTGATCGTAGAACTACCCAGACTGACACGAGGACCAACATCAAGAGCAATACTGTCATTTGGTGCAGCATCACCTGGATACGTCCCACTCGTGCCAGTGCTAGAGATGTAGAGCGTGCTTGGGTTCGATGGCACACCAGCAATGCATGTATACTTCGCATGTGCAATCACATACTTGCCAATGGGCACATTCACATTCGTGAGTGAGGCCAAGTCCACTAGGAACTGCAATGCCATGTAGTTGGGTGATGCAACTTTGCCACCAATGATCAATGGCTTGTCCTTGCCATTCATGATGAGCAGGTCACTGTTGAAGATGGTGAAGTTGACTTCAGTGTTGCTTGCTGTCCATGGTGGCACAGTCGCAGGACTGATGAACATCTGCGTGGCAACGCCATTGCCTGCTACACGGAACACTGCACCACTTGCATGCACCGTGATCACGTAGGTGTTGAAGTAGAAGCAGTTGATGATGTCACTCGTGTCACTGATCTGGTTGCTGAACAACGCTGTGCCTGGACGCACCATCAGCGATCCATCAATGGCACGCTCGATGTTGTCCAACACCTTAGCGAACTTCGGTGACATGTTCAGGTCAGTGTCAGTGATGTTCAGTCCACCCTCGAACGACCGAACAGTGCTGACTTGCAAATTAGACTGTGGCTGCTGACCACGTGGGTTCAGGTTGCCACTTGTCTTAGCTAGATACATTAGGGCTTGGTCCCTTCCAGTGCTGCTACGCGCGCAGTCAACTCCTGACATGCTTTCCACAGCACTGCGACCAGTTCATTGTATGCAATGCTCTGTTTCCCATCCTCCTCTACGCGATGACCACCGAACTCATGCCCAACCATTGCTCGTTGCACGTCCTGTGCTACGAAGCCCCAATGTGTATCATTGCGGAACATGTCGGTGTCAGCACCGTTGTTGAACCTGAACCGCTTAGGCTCAAGTGCTTGCAATATAGCAATGCAATCAGGCAATGGTTGCACGTCGGTCTTGTGACTGATGTCACTCGACGTGCCGAAGTAGTATGAGAAGACGTTGCTCCAAGCCATGCCGTTGTAGCCATTGACAAAGCCATTATCGTATGTTGGCTGGAGACCGCGTGTAGTTAAGCTACCATTGAGCCATGTGCTGTTCGCATACAGATTGATCGAATTGAGATTGCCACCACTGAATGCAGCATGAGTGATGTTCCCTGCACTTGCTAGATATACTACTCCTGATGTGCCAACAGAAGGACCAATGACAAGGGTACCAGTGCAATAGAGGTTATTGTTGGAGAGGATGTTACCAGTTGCAGTCACACTACCAGATACGGTTCCTCCACTTAATGGAAAGTAATTGCCAACTGTCGCTGACACTTGTGCAGCCGTCTGATAGCCAGATGGATTGGCTGCTGCGTATCGACTGGTATCAGTTGGATGGACGTGATCGCCACGTGACCATGCTGTTGCTGCACCCGGTGCTGCCACACCATTCATGACAGGGTTCGTTGCAGATGCTACAGGCAATGCAGCCTGCACGAACGCTGTTGTAGCTATGCTCGTGTCATTGTCACCAACTGTCGGCGTCGGTGCACGTGGATCACCACTGAAGATTGGTGACACCGCAGGTGCATACGCCACGTTGAGTGTGCCATTGGTCCACTTGGTAGTGTCCCACACCCAGATGATGCCATTGGGACCAACGAACTGTTGACCGTTGGTTGGTGAAGCTGGGAAATCGAGTGCCATATTATAGGTCCGCCGACAGACTATAAAGATTATTAAGCACATAACAGTCACCGGCAGCGACTGCCGTTACCTCGAAGCGTCCCGATGAAGCGTTGAGCACCAGGCCAATACTTGTGGCATTGCCAACTGTGCCGGCTGTGATGAGGGCAGCAGTAGGTATCGCTCGCATAGCCGCAAATGCCACGTTGTTGTCAAAGATGTTCCCAGCAGTGGGAGCAGGCGCACGCAGCGAGGCATAGATAGTTTGATAAAACCTCTGACATTGCTGCAACTGCATCACTGGATCAGGCTTCTCCAATGGCGTTGGTTGCGTCTGACCGGGTTGCGCAATCTCAAGCTGGACGCCAACGAGTTGGATAGTGCCAGTCTGCATGCCAATGTTACCGGATCGTGCAGCTAGCGTCGCACCGGATGAATACCAGAACTCAAGTTGCGTATTGTCATCACCAACTGTGCCGAACGTCTTACCTGCCACAGAAGGTAGCACAATCGTGCTCGTGTAGCGCGTCCATGTGGTCGATAGCGTTACCGAGTTCCCGGTTGCCAGAACGACAACTTGTGTTGATGGCGAACCGCCTGTGCCGAAGTTCTGTGCGGCATTGATCCCAAGCTTCGGTGTCCCTGCTGTAGCTCTAGCCCAGAACGACAAGATCACGGTCCTACTCGCCAGTCGCCGTAATCCTTCAATACGCTGAAACAGAAAGTGATACGCTCCTGCCGTACCACTGCCAGTAAACGTGTTCTGCAACATCCATGAGATGGCATCATCACCGATTGCCGTTCGGTCTGCGTCAGAGATACCGACGAGCGAAAAGCTGAGCACATCTGGTGCATTAGAAGATATAGACCAGCGATCCGCAGTATATCCGCCAGACGTAAATGGTCCCTGGCCACGTTGCGCCACATTGAACATCGAGTTGTGTAATTTGTTCCGGCCAACGTCATTGAGTGTTGGTGCAACAGCAGCTTGCACGAATGCCGTCGTAGCTAGAGACGTGTCATTGTCACCATACACTGGTGTTGGTGCAGTTGGGTTGCCTGTGAAGACTGGCGATGCTGCACTGATTGTAGCAACCCATGCTGCATTCTGCCGACCATACACTAGACCATCTGATGATGCGTCACCAATGTTCCCAGGTTGGTTGGTTGCAATCACCCATTGTGCCGAGTTGGCATCAACGTAGAACACATACAACTGTGCACTCGTGGTCTCGAACCACAAGTCACCTGTCTTGGGTGAGGATGGCGATGCATCACCAACTGAGATGGTTGCACCAGCACCACTGGTGATGACGTTGGTCGTTGCGTGCCAATACGTTGGATAAGTTGCACGATCTTGCGTGAACGTGGCTGGCGTTGCAGAACTCGTGTGTGTCACTGCGCAGAGGTAGATCGTCGCCGTAGCGATGTCGAGCACGTTCTGCCCAGACACGTAGTGCGTGCTGTTCAACCATGCACCAACGTAGTTAGGCACTGCCATGTAGCGTGAGATGAATGAGTCAATGATGTCCATGTTGCCATTGACAGCCTCATCCCATGGGATGTCATCGAACGGCGGCTTCTGCAACTTGAGGAATGGCGTCAGCACTGTCATCTAGTTGATCCCCACCCACTGCATCGAGTTGCCATCGTTGTAACCAACATACAACCGCGATCCTACACTATCGAACCACAACACGCCCTGACCAATCACAGGTGCAACGTCTCCTACTGTTACCGAAGCTGTGCCTGATGGTCCCGGCAAGCCTTGCACACCTTGTGGACCTTGCAATCCTGTATCTCCCTTTGTGCCTTGTGGACCTTGCGATCCAGTAGCACCGGGTGGACCAGTTGCACCTTGCAATCCTGTGTTGCCTTGCGCGCCAGTTGCACCTTGTGGACCAGCAACGCCAGTTGCACCTGTTGCACCAGCGGGACCAGGAACAGTTGATGCTGCACCTTGCGGTCCAGTTGCACCAGTTAAGCCAATCGGACCTTGCGTTCCTGTAGCACCAACAGCGCCTTGCGGACCCATGCTACCTTGGGCACCAGTTGCACCAACTGTGCCTTGTATACCTTGCGCACCAGTGTCACCCTTGACACCTTGTGCTCCTGTGTTGCCCGTTGGCCCCGGTGGACCTTGTGTTCCTGTAGCGCCAGTTGCACCAGTTAATCCAACGGGACCAGAGTTACCTTGTGGACCAGCAACACCAATGTCGCCTTTGACACCCTGTGGTCCGGGCGGTCCTGGTGGACCAAGTTGGTTATACGCATCCACATACTGCTTAGTCACTGCATCGAATGGACCTGTAGGATCAGCCCACAACGTGAGCACACCTTCCATCTTGTCACCATCACGTGACACACGTTCACTGAATGCCTTGTTCAGCTTAGCAGCAACCAGTGGGTTCTCACCACGTGCAAACGTCGTGCTCATGCGAGTGGGTCCTGATCCAGCACGAAGTAGCTGTCTTCTACATTGATCTCTCCAGGCAGTCGTGGATCAAGTGCAATCGGATGCTGTGCAAAGCTAGACTTGACCATCTTGCGTCGGTTCTGTGCCAACACTTGGAACTTGTTCACTTGTGCAGGGATCGTGCCGTCATCGACGCAATACATCCAGCATGCATCATACTGCAACAGCAGTTGGTCGATATACACCTTGTCAGTGTTACCCAATGGCAACTGCGGTCGTTGTCGGCACCATGCCACAACACCGATTGTGCTATCAGGTGGATAGACCTTGAACGGTCGCCCTGGTGTCGAGTAGTCAGGTGCAATGTAGTGGGAACTCATACCACTTCTGAGCACCAATGGATTGATACTCTGTGGGAGTTCACGCAACTTACGATTGCTATCTGCACGGAACACTGCGGCAACGTCACGATACTCAGTGATAGTAGCGAGCGGACCAACAAGGTCCAGCGTCAAGCTACCAGTGGTGCCATCTAACGGAATGGGACCCAAGTGGGTCATGTAGTCAGGCCACCACATGTCCTCAAGCTCAAGCAGCAACGCATCCTGCACATGTTGCAGAATGCGACCACTCGCGTATATCTGCGTCGCTATACCGGGAACCTGTGACAGTTCGGTAATGACAGCACTAACAATGTCACCAACAATAGCAGGCATAGCGTCCCCCTACGTTGGAAAACGGTGTGCTCAAGGGAGTCCGCGCGCACACCGTTCCCAATCAACAAGCTGTCCTAGGCAGCAGCTTGCTGAATACCATAGAGACCACCTCGGTTGGCAGTGTTCACATCGTTCACCATGTTGAACACACCACTGATGATGTTCGTGCCATTCATCGCAGTCGTGGTCGTGTATGCACCACGTGGATCAAGCGTCACGTTGGTCTGTGGATCAACAAGCGATGGTGCTTGCAACGTGCCAGCCGCAGCAACAACACCGTTGCCAATCTCATACGCGCAACGTATGGCCTTGTATGGCAAGCCTAGCTTCACACCAGTGCCGATGTTCACAGTCGTTGCACCAGTTGCACCATACGTGACGTAGTTCACTGCCTTGAATATCTTGTTGCCAACGACTGGCGTTGCACCGTTGAGCGTGAAGCTCTCAGCGATGGGCTGACCAAGATAGTCCCAACCATACAGTGTCACGTTGCTGGTTGCTGCACCACTCGCAACAACAGTCACGTTGCGACCGAATGGCTCAGGTATGATCGCAACTGTGCTCAGGTCAGTTTGACCAGCCGTAGCGATGCTGATCGCATTGCCAATGCTATTCGCCACAGCAGCAAGTGGTGCACCGAAGTTCACACGTGTCTCACCGTTGTAGTTCACATCGGCACTGTATTGCATCGCAGGCACATACATGTTGATGCGTCGTGGGAAGTTGGTTCCCACTGCCATGAGGTTAGGCATCTAAGTTACCCTCCATTACTTCAGTAAGACCACCTGTGCTACGTGCTGCACGTGGCCTGTTGTGTTGCGCTTGCTCTACGATCTCCTTCGGACTGAGGTTCAAGTTGTCTGGAACCTCGTCACCTGAGTTCATGTCAACGATCTTTGGCCTGTCACCAACACCGATGCGATTAAGCTGATCAGCATCATCCGCAGCAACGAACATGCTGTGGCCTTGTGGGAAGTAAATCATCCAGCCATCGCTGAACTCTTCCTTCTTCGGCACCAACTTACGTGTGATGATCGACTTGTCACCATTGGGTCCGACCTTGCGCACATCTTCCTCAATGTGCATCACCATGCGAGTGAATTTGCCATTGACACGCTCAGCTTGGAACGCAGGCTTGAAGTCTGTGCTGGATGTTGGCATTACTTCTTGCTCTTGTCAGCTTGCTGCGTCTGCGCCATCTCAGCTTGCTGATTGCGTTCCTGCTCTTGACGGCGACGCTCCTGCTCTTCAAGTGATACAGGAGGTGGTGCAGGAACAACGTTCACATCTGGACCATACGTGGTCGCATTGGGATGTGCTTGCAGCAACGTCACATGCTCAGGTGAACCAGAGACAACTTCACGTTGCCCAGGCTGCGTCTTCTTAGCTTCATCATCCTTATGTGGAAGTGCAGTTGTGCCCTTGTCGCTTGTTTTGTCACTCATGACACGCTATACTCCTAGTTGGTCAACACAGCATGCGTTCTGAACGCACGCCATAAACACCACTGACCTTGCCACACTACGCGGCTGCCAACTGCATCCACGTTCCACGGGCTCACCAACTCCTTCACCTTCATGTTCACGCCACGCAGCATGTGGAGGCGCAGATAAGTGTCGTTGATGAAGTATGCGTAGTTGACTGGACAGTCTTCGTCATACAGCAGTGGTATGCCATTGTGCAGACAACCCTCGAAGCCAAGATCGAACATGCGCTTCGTAGCCTTGCCTTCACTCAGT